GAAGCCGAAATGATAGCCGATCAGCCTATGGACGAGCCTGATGGCAATATCGGATGATTTCGCAGACGCTACGATTAGACATCAAGTTTATTTGCAGCGTTACAAATCAGGTGTAGTCAATAAGATATTAGCTTTGCTGAAGGGCGTTGAGTCTGACATTGTTCAACAGGTGGCAAAGCGTGATTTACAATCTTTAACAAGGCGGCAAGTTGATCAGCTATTAGCAAACCTCAAGCGCAAGATTAACCAAGGTTATGAGCCGGTTATTGATTTATTAAATGATCAGGTAAAGCAACTGGCTGGTTACGAAAAGCGCTGGCAAATGGATATGTTTAGCAAAACAGTTCCGATAGATTTAGATTTTGTTGCGCCTTCCGATGAGCAGATTATTGCGTCCGTAACAGCCAGACCGTTTCAAGGCTTGCAATTAAAGGATTGGTATAAGGGCTTACCTGACGGTCAGTTTCGCAGACTGCGCGAAGCAATTAGGCAGGGTTACGTTGATGGCGATACCACGCAGCAAATAGTTCAAGCTATTCGCGGCACAAAAACCACATCAGGAATATTAAGTATTTCTCGCAGGGCGGCAGAAACCACGGCCAGAACTGCTTTATCGCATACCGCGAACGTGGCAAGAAATCAGGTTTATAGGCGCAATCGTAAATTAATTAAATCTGTTGAATGGGTGGCTACGCTGGACAGCAGAACGTCTGCAATATGTAGAGCAAGGGATGGTAAGGTTTATCCAACTGACAGCGGGCCAAGACCGCCAGCACATCCAGCTTGTAGATCGACAACTATTCCTGTTCTTAAATCTTTGCGTGAATTAGGTATTAAAGCGGATGAGGTGCCTGTTAAATCAACAAGAGCATCGATGAATGGACAGGTTTCATCAGAATTAAATTATGGGGCATGGCTACGAAAGCAGCCGGTTTCATTCCAGAATGAAGTGTTGGGTATTAAAAAAGCCCAGCTTTTCAGAAGGGGTGATTTAGCAATGGATCGTTTCGTTGATAGAAAAGGTAACGAGCTAACGCTAGATCAACTCAGAGAGCGCGAAAGCGCAGCGTGGGCCAAAGCTGGCCTTTAAAACCGATGGGGAAGTAAAATGGCAAATGAAGCTGAAGCAGTAGATCAAACAGAAGCGGCTGATGACCGTGATCAATTAATTAATGAGCTTAAATCGCAGCTAAAGGAAACCAATCAGAAGCTGGTGGACTCTAACGAGGAAGCGATGCGGCGCAGAAAGACCGTTGAGAAGTGGAAAGAGCTTGGTGAAAGCCCTGATGCTGTGCGGGAAATGCTCAATAATAAACCGGCAGATGCTAATAACGAAGAAATCGTAAATCAGATTAAACAGCAATATGAAAGCAAGCTATCTGAAAGCCAGCAAAGACTGCAAACCTATCAGCAAAAGAACGCAATGGCTGAATTAAAATCTGCTTTGGCTGGCGAAAATATTATTCCAGAAGGCTTAGATCCTATCACTTTGATGGCTCAACAACGTATAGCCTTTGACGAAACTGGAAATTCGCGTATAATGAACGCAGATGGAACTAAACCCCTCGCTGGTTCGGGGGCTGATGGCTACGCAACCGTGGCAGATTTGGCAAAAGAACTAGCAGCGTCAAAGATGGGTCAATTATTCGTAAGGGATAACGGCTTATCAGGTGGAGGAAAACCACCAGCGTCCCAGCAAGGGAACCCCCAATCTAAAACCGTAACTCGTTCTCAATGGGATACAATGACCCAGCGCGATAGAGCTACATTTGTAAAAGACGGCGGCAAGGTCAGAGACTAACCGCTAACCAAGGAGAAAAAGAATGGCAAACGTTCTTACTGATTTGGCGGCAGACATTTATGTGGCCGCTGACGTTGTTGGCCGCGAGTTAGTCGGCTTTATCCCAGCATCAACAATTAACGCAGATGGTTCTGAAACTGCTGCTGTTGGTCAAACTGTGCGCTCATTCGCAACACGCGAAGCATCAGCCGTTGATATTACGCCTTCTATGACAATCCCAGAAGGAACAGATCAAACTGTTGATAACAAAACGCTGACTATGTCAAAGCAGCGTGGCGTTCAGATCCCATACACAGGCGAAGATGTACGCTTGCTTAATGGTGGCGCTGGTTACGAAACAGTTTATGGTGATCAAATCGCACAAGCGATGCGTACACTTGTCAACGAAATGGAAGCTGACCTAGCGACAGAAGCATATACAAACGCTTCACGCGCTGTTGGTACTGCTGGCACAACGCCATTTGCTTCAAACTTTGATCTGGTTGCAGAAGCCCGTCAAGTTTTGGCAGATAACGGAATGCCAATGAATGATGGCCGTATTTCACTCGTTATGAATACCGCCGCTTCAACAAAGCTTCGCAACTTGGCATCACTTTCATCAGTAAACCAAGCTGGCAATGACACTTTATTGCGTCAAGGCACATTGCTTGATTTGCAGGGCGTTATGATCAAGGAAAGCGCACAGGTTCAATCGCATACTAAAGGCGGCGCAACAGGTGCTTTGATTAATAACGGATCAGGTGAAGCTGTAGGTCAAACCACACTAACGCTTGATACGATCACAGTTAATACAACTGGTATTGTCGCGGGTGACGTTGTTACTTTTGCTGCTGACACAACAAACAAATATGTTGTAAATACTGGCTTGGTTGCAACTTCTGGTGATATTGTTATTGGCGATCCTGGTCTTTTGATTGCTGCGCCAAACAACAATGCGATGACCATTGGCAACTCATTCACTGCAAACGTGATGATGCACCAGAAAGGCATGGAGCTTGCAATGCGGGCACCAGCAAAGCCAATCGGTGGTGATGCAGCAGTTGATGTGATGATTGTTCAAGATCCGACTTCTGGTTTGGTCTTTGAAGTGTCTGTTTACAAAGGCTTCAGCAAAGCAATGATCCAAGTGGGTGTTGTTTACGGCTATAAAGCTTGGAACAGCAAGGCAATCGCCACAGTCATGGGCTAATAGATCGGGGGCTTCGGCCCCCTTTCTCACTATAGGAGATTAATATGCCGCGCCCTTATTTGAAGAAAAAAGGTCTGGTCGTTAAGAAGAAAAAGGCCAAGAAGAAGAAAAAGTAAATGGCTGCTAGACGCTCAAGAAAACGCAAATCAACGGTCAACTCTGCTGGCAATTATACAAAGCCAAAGATGAGAAAGCGGTTGTTTTATGCTATTAAGAGTGGATCAAAAGGTGGTCGTGCTGGTCAATGGAGTGCAAGAAAAGCGCAAATGCTGGCAAGGCGATATAAAGCTGCTGGCGGGGGTTATAGATAATGGCCCTTAAAAAGAACCAGCAATCATTAAAAAAATGGACGCGCCAAAAATGGGGCTACACCGGCAAGAAAGGCAAAAGCCGATATTTGCCCAAAGCCGTAAGAGATAGCTTAACACCAGCACAGAAAGCGGCTGGTTCTAGAGCAAAGAATAAAGCTACGAAGTCTGGCAAGCAAAGCGCCAGATATACGAAATCAGAGCGCAGGGCATTGCGGAGACTAAGATGAGAAAACGTGATCCGCGCATAAAAAGATTGGGGGTTGCTGGTTTTAACAAGCCAAAGAAAACGCCTAGTCATCCTAAAAAATCCCACGTTGTTCTGGCGAAGGTTGGAGACAAGGTTAAAACAATTCGCTTCGGGCAGCAGGGCGTAAAGGGCGCGGGCAAAAACCCAAGGACAATGGCGCAGAAAGCAAGGCGTAAATCGTTCTTAGCGCGTCATCAAAAGAATATTGCAAAAGGGCGCATGAGCGCAGCATATTGGGCCGCAAAGGTTAAATGGTGATTGAATGGCTTTAGATACAACAATCGGTGGAACCAGCACAAATAGCTATATCACTTTGGCTGAGTGGCAAGCATACTGGTCAGAGCGTAATATTGATGTTTCGCAGCATGGTCACGATGCAGCCCATGAAGCTAATCTTGTGCAAGCGGCTCAATGGATAAATCAGACTTATAATTTTGTCGGTGATAAGCAATATCAATATCAAGCGATGGCATGGCCTAGATTGACTATGCATCTGGTTGAAGGCTGGCCGATTGATCCTGATACCATCCCGCAAGATATAAAGGACGCACAGGCTGAAATGGCCTATTTGATACACGAAGGCGCTACGCCTTTTGCAAGCGTATCAGGCGGCGCTGTGGTGCGTACTAAAAGCAAGGCTGGGCCAGTTGAAACAGAAACCGAATATACAAACTTCAGAGAGATACCGCGTTTCGTGGCGATTGAAGGACTGGTTTCAAGATATACTGTTTTCGGTGGATCACAGATTAAAATGGTGCGAGCATGACAACGATCACGGCCATTGCTGATGCAGCATTTGATGCGGTGGCTTTAGCCATCACAGATGCCATTGATGATGCCACAATAAGCTATGATACAAATGGCACTTACAATCCAAGCACCGGCGCTTATCCAGTAACCACAACCACAATTAGCGGCAGGGCTTTGTTTGATACAGAGATCCCTGCAAATGATATTTTCCCTGATACAGTTATTGGCCCACAGGATCAGCTTGTATTGCTAGAGGGTTTTTCTGCGGTTGTGAAAGAAGGTTATAAGCTAACGGTCAACAGCGTTAATTATGAAGTAAAGCGGGCGCAATCCATTGTTGGCTCTGTTTCGCTACAATATGCAGTGGTGCTAGAAAAATGACCGCCAAGCAATTCACCTTGCAGCTAAACAAAGAAATAGCTGATACAGACGAAAAGATTGAGGATGCGATTGCATTAATTGCGTTGGATAGCTTGCGCGGGGTTGTGATGAAATCCCCTGTTGATACGGGTCGCTTTCGTGGAAATTGGATAGTTTCCAAAAACGCTCCCAACGCAAAATCAAGCGAAGTGACTGATAAAAATGGCGGCCAAACAATCACTAAAGGATCAGGCGTTATTGATACGTTCAAGATGGATACTGATAGCAGAATAATAATTCAGAATAATTTGCCTTATGCAAACCGTCTGGAAAATGGTTGGTCTAAGCAAGCCCCAAATGGAATGGTGGCTTTGACGGTCGCTGAAATGCAGCGCAAATATAGGAATGTTCTGATATGAGCTATGCAACAGAGCGCCGCGCAATCGAAACTTATTTAAACACGCAATGGTCGGGCGCAACGCCTATTGGCTTTGATGGGCATGAATTTGAACCCACAGCCAACAGCATTCGCGTAACAATTCAAAACGGTCAGGTTTTGCAGGGATCTATTGGCGCTGCGGCCAATCGGATCGATCACATTGGATTGGTAAGCATTCAGATCTTTACCGAAAGCGGCAAAGGAACGCAGACTTGGCGCGGATATGCTGAAACTTTAGATGGCATTTTCTTTGATAAACGAATAACAGATGCGGGTGCAGTAGCGACTACCAACGAGTTCATCAGATTTTCACCAGAGCAACAGCACCCATATATTTCTGGCGAAGTTTCTGATATACCTTGTAACATTGCAACTTTTGTCGCACCATTCGTGCGCTACGAGTATAAATAGGAGGCCACAACATGACTGGCATTGCATCAAATCAGCTCCGATCAGCTTTTGTGGCTGAAGCTACGGCTGGAACTACACCATCAAGCCCAGCGTTCACTAACAGTGACGTTCCAATTAATATGACTGCTGCACCTAATATGATTGAGCATCGATCATTAGCAGCTAAAGGCGAAGCGGTACAAACCGCAATCGGTGGGATTGACGTTACGGGAAATATGTCTGGCACATTGGTTTATGGCGCTTATGATGATTTCTTTGAAAGCCTGTTCCAAGGCACTTGGTCAAGTAACGTTTTAAAGAACGCTAAAACCACGCAATCATTGACGGTTGAAAATGCAATAGCAGCGGGTGAAGGCGGCACAAATACGATGATGCGCTATCAAGGCGTTGAGGCAACTGGTGGATCAATCACGCTAACATCAAACGCAGATATTACTTTTGCATTTGATCTGATCGGCATGGGTTCATCAGATACATCAACCAGTGCAATCGGAAGCTCAACATATACAGATCAGACTGAGCGCACACCTCTTTCATCTGGCGTTGATGTCGGAACGATTGCCTTTAGCGGCTATACGTTGAATGCATTTGAAAGCGCCACGATTAACTTTAATTACGATGGCCGTGAAGC